GGTTGCGATAAAAAGTGGCCGACATGATAAATATAGTATGAACTATATACAACATTATAATAATCTAATAGATCGAGCAAAATATAGAAATCTCGAAATATATAAAGAACAACATCATATATTACCGATATGCATAGGTGGGACGAATCATAAAGATAATCTTGTTTATCTTACACCCGAAGAACATCTTATTGCACACTTGTTATTGATTAAAATATATAATGATCCTAAGTTAATATATGCGGCTAAGTGGATGACAAATCGTGTAAAAAATAATAAAGAATATGGGTGGTTAAGAAAAAAACATTCGGAAATAATGTCGAATCGAATTATTTCTAATGAAACAAAACAAAAGATGTCTATAGCTCAGAAGAATAGACCAAAAGACGTACAAGACAGAATAACTTATGCCCAACAAAATAGATCTCCCGAAACAAGAAAGAATATGTCAGATGCACATATGGGACATATAGTATCAGATGAGACAAAAGAAAAAATTAGAAACGCAAATATAGGTAGACGACATACAGAAGAAACCAAACAGAAAATGTCTGCATCCCGATCGGGAGAAAAGAATCATAGTTTTGGAAAAAGTCCAACCCAAGAGACACGATTGAAAATGAAAGAATCGGCTAAAAATAGGCCACCACAGTCAGCAGAGACAAAAAGAAAGAAATCTGAAAAATTAAAAGGCAGAATTATGTCTACTGAAACAAAACAGAAGATGCGAGACGCTGCAAATAAACGATATCATAAGGAATAATATGGCCGGATGTAAAGCGCCCACTGTGATTGTTGGTGGAGTGACAATGTCAACAAGCGACGCTGAAAATGCCGCCGCAATGTTAGAAGAACTAGGCGGCGACAATGGCGATCCTACCTTCGACGAATACAATAGTAACATAGCCGGCGGCAATAATGCAAATGGTGCCAATGGTGTCCAGGTAGGTAATCCATCGACACAAACATCGTTGCCCGGGCCAAATACAACACCTCCACTTGCTTCCGATGACAAGGTTCCGCCATATATTCCAGGTAAACCAGTACCTCAAGGAGCATGGTCCGGCGATTATGACGAACCATTAAGTCCTAATTTTAAAGTCAGAGATTTTACTATCAATGCATTCTTCCCTAATCAACTTACTAATTTTACGGATATTACAGATCGATTTAATAATTTAAAGGCCCTGGCTGTGAATGTAGCAGAACCACTTTTAGCTAAATTCGGTAAATTTAGAATAAACTCTGCAATAAGAAATCAAGAAACCTGCCCAGCACCTAATCATAGTCAACACACATTAGGAATGGCTATGGATTTTCAATTCCCGGGATGGAGTCTCGACAAGTATTGGGAGATGGCACCCTGGATAAGAGATAATATTCCATACGATCAAATGATATATGAATATAGTGATAAATCAGGCTCCGTATGGTATCATTTAAGCTATAATAAAAATGGTAATCGTAAACCCGGCGATCCAGTTAAAGTCATGACAATGTGGCACAATAAATACGACAAGGGTGGGCTAAAAAGGTACGCTTAAATCCCGCAATAAAAACACCATATAATTTTGTTGATAAATAACAGAAAGAGAATTATATGGCATCAAATCAACGAGGTTTAGTTCAAAAGAACATCATCCCAAGGAAGCCTTACTTTGTTGGATTCAACACAGTAAACCAGCCTTCGCCTCCTTATTCACTAACCAATGTTGATTTAGTTAAAAGAGATATATTAAATCAGTTTGCTACACCAATGGGCTCTAGAGTAATGTTACCGGGTTTCGGAACAAATATCTATTCTTATTTGTTTGATCCATTTGATGAATATACAAAAAATGTAATAATAGAAGATGCAGTAAGAGTAGTTCAATCGGATCCTCGTGTCCAGATGGTCTCTATTGATGTATTTCAAAGTGATCAAGCTCTAACGGTTGCTATGGTATTGTTATTTGTACCCAATAATATTACGGATAGTTTGTTCGCAATTTTCTCCCTAACAGATCAGGAGTCGTTCTAGGATGAATTATCTTAACATTTATAATCAACTTGTATTTCGTTCAATCTCTCGCCAATTAACCGAATATTCAGAGAAGCACCATATTATTCCTAAATGTATGAATGGTACAAACAAATCTAATAATATAGTTAAACTTACAGCAAGAGAACATTTTTTAGCGCATTTACTTCTTGTAAGAATATATCCAGAAAATATAAAATTGAAATTTGCGTTAAAATCCATGTGTACCCTACAGAACAAATATCACAATGGTCAACGAATAACGAATAGATTGTTTGGGGAATTTAGAGAACTATCGAAAAGTCTACATACTGGTATGAAAAGATCTGAAGAAACAAAAAGAAGAATATCAGAATCAAATATGGGCAAGCATTCGCACTCACCAGAGACTAGGAAAAAATTATCAGAGAATCATAAGGGACAGATCCCGTGGCACAAAGGAAAGAAAATGACAGACGAGCTCAAACAAAAATTAAGTAACAGCCATAAAGGTATTAGACCTTCGCTCGAAACCTGTCAGAAATTATCTGATGCCAAACGAGGCCGAAAAAGGGTGTATAATCTCGACGGTTCGTGGAATATGATAAAGGTAGAAGAATAAAATGTCAGCAAGTATTCGTCAGAGTAATCTTTTCGCTGCTGAAGATTATCAAAAAATCTTTCAAGCATATCAATTCATTGATTATACAGCCTATGACTTTGATACTCTAAAGCAAGCATTAATTAATTACATTCAGACATACTATCCTGAAGATTTCAATGACTATATTGAAAGTTCTGAATTTATTGCAATCATTGAATTAATCGCATACTTCGGCACAAGTTTGGCATTTAGAACCGACTTAAATAGTCGTGAAAACTTTATTGATACTGCCACACGTAGAGAAAGTATTATCCGTCTTGCACAGATGGTAAATTATGTGCCTAGTAGAAATATTGCTGCCAGTGGTTTATTTAAGGTTGCCTCAGTACAAACAGATCAAGCATTAACAGACGCAAACGGAATTAATATAGGTAGTACACCTATCTACTGGAATGATCCAAACAATCCTGATTGGTTCGATCAATTTGTGCAAATCTGCAATGCCTCGTTTAGTCAGCTTAACCCGTTTGGCCGCCCAACAAAGAGTGGCATAATTGGTAGTATTCCAACTGATCTGTATCAATTGAATAGCGTGTTAAGACAAAATGTTACATATCAGGCTATCATTACTATTAATGGTCAACAATATCCGATTGATATTTGCAATCCAGATTTTATAACAAATCAAACAATTTTTGAACGTGATCCAGATCCAGCTAATTCGTTTAATTTTATATACAGAAATGATAGTTTAGGAGTTGCATCTGCCAATACAGGATTCTTCTTGTATTTTAAACAAGGCAATTTAATCAATACAGATACGAGTTTTGACTTTCCTGTACCGAGTAGACTATTCCCGATTAATGTACAAAATATTAATCAGGATGATGTCTATGTGCAGGAAACTGATCAGAATGGTAATGTTATAACCAAATGGCTTAAAGTACCTGCACTGGCTGGTGAAAATATTATTTATAATAGTATTCAATTTGCACAAAGAAATATCTTTGATGTACTTACAGGTGCCAATGATACTATTACTGTTAGATTTGCTGATGGTAATTTCGGCAATGTACCTACAGGACTTTTTAGATTCTGGACACGTATTAGTGCAAACCAGGCACTAGTTATTAGACCAAATGATGCTCAAGGTCTACAAATCAATATTCCATATGTTGGTGTAGATCAGCAAACATATACCTTGCAGATTATCTTTAATCTAGAACAAACAATCGGTAATGCTGCACCATCTGAAACAGATGATCAAATCAAATTACGTGCTCCAGAAGTATTCTCAACACAATCTCGTATGGTTAATGGTAGTGACTATAATGTTCTACCACTTATCTACGGTAATCAAATTACAAAGTTACAAGCAATAGCTAGAACATTCAGCGGGGATAGTCGATATATTGATTTAAATGACTCTACTGGTTTCCATAAAGACTTAATTATATTTGGCCAAGATGGTACATTATTTAGAGACAATCAGAATGTTCTAATGGAAGTTGTTAAAGATTCTTCTAATTCAGGAACGATAGAACAAATTCTTATAAACACAATACAGACAATGTTGCAAGACCCTAAGGTTAATAAATTCTTCTACGATGAATATTTGCCGCAGTTTGAATCTACAATCAGAGTTAATCCGCCAAATACAGGTCGATCATTATTAGATTTAGTTCCTACCCCTGGCGGACCATCGGTAGATCCATCATCGCCACTATTCTGGCAAACAAGCCCTGCAAAATTTAAAAATACAACAGGATTCTTTAGTGGTGCATCAGGCTCCTCGACTGCCTTAGCATTAGTAAATATACTTACACCAGCTAATCTTCCCGGTAGTGTTTACGAACCGTGGAATCTTATACAATCTGGTGCGGTATTACAATTTGAATTACCGGGCGATTCGACAACATTGAATTCGGCAGGTGTGAATAGTGTTATTCAATTTGGTATTCCTCAAATTGTTAATCCATTAAATCCATATGCTAATATTGGTCCAGTAGAATTAGGTGTCAATGAACAAGTAAATTATCAAGCAACCAAAGTATATCCTGCTTTTAGAAATACATTAAATTCTACAGAAATTAATGGCAATGGCGGGGATGAACCTACTGGATTTTACGGAATTAACAACAGAATAAATGATGGACAGTCATTCTGGATGTACTATGATTTGCTAACAGATGAATGGCATACATATGTCAATCCTGGATCGGGTGTATCACAACCATTCCAGTATGCACCTGCTGATATAGTAGTCGGGGTTCCGCAAATCTATTCAACGACAAACTGGACAACAACAACACAGGGTGGTTTATTATACATTTCTATTGTACCTAATCTTGATACAACAGTGACATATGATCTTACAGCCAGAGGTCGTGTTTATGTTTTTGAATCCTACAGAGATGTTAGATTCTACTGGGAACCTAATCAGGTAGTTATTGATAATTCAACTGGTTTAGCATTACAAGACTCTATTGAAATTATGCCATTTGTTAATACAAATAGCATCATTGATAATAATCTACCTGTTATTTCTGATCCAACAACTTCATTCTTAAATAGGCAAGTTGATTTTAATATTTCAGGAGTCTATATTCAAGATGATGGATATTTAGATCCTGCAAAAGTACAGGTATCATTAATAGATGCTAATAGTGATGGTATTCCAGATGATCCAGGAGCATTCGATAGAGTTGTTTCTCCAGATGATAGAGTTGTATTTGAATATTATGTAGATGCTATATCTGGCTATCAGAGTACTCGTCCCTGGGTTTCTAGATGGAAGATAGACTTGCAGAATGTTGCAACAGATTTATATGTTTACTTTCCTATAGTAAATGTGGGGATCGATACAACATTATATAGTTCTCCTTATATTGCTAATATGTTATTGACCAATAATGCAGACATTATTAATCCTAGTACAGTAATGACTCCTGGATTTATATATGTCTATATGGATGAAGTAGATTTATTGTTTATTAACAATTTAGCACAAATTCAATATACCGACCCATTAACAACACCGACTATTACCATTGCAAATCAATTAACGGCATTTTTTAATAACGATACAACAACCTATCCGTGGTTAGCTGGAGTAGATTTAATATTGAATAAATCAAGTATCGTGACAACATATTTTACAGACAAATCATATTTGCTGTCATCTATAAGTCCTCCGGGATTTGGTGTGTACTATGCTTTGCAGTTTGTGACTACAAATAATACCGGATATACCACAGGCAATGTTGTTGAGGGAACGCCCGATCTATATCACTACGATAAGAATGGTAAATCATTCACACAGAATACAACAATACCAACAGCACAACAATTACCTGTATATTTTAAATGGAGTCATTATTCTCCAATTGACCAACGTGTAGATCCTGCAGCAACTAATATTGTTGATATGATTGTTATTACAAATAGTTATTATACAGATATGATAAACTGGAAAAATAGTAATGGGTCTGCACTTACATTGCCAGCACCACCCACAACTGAAGAACTTAGAATACAATTCCAGAATCTAGACCAGTATAAAATGGTTAGTGATTCAATGGTATGGAATTCAGGTGTATTCAAAATCCTATTCGGAACACAAGCAGCACCGGAATTACAAGCAACATTCAAAGTAGTAAAATCATCTTCTTCTAGCGTTAGTGATAACGAAGTTAAGACAATGGTTATAACTGCTATAGATCAATATTTTGATATTAGAAACTGGGATTTTGGTGAAAACTTCTTCTATACAGAACTTGCGGCATTTATACATCAACAACTTTCTACGATTATTAGTACGGTTGTTATTGTACCGAATAATGCTAGTTCATTATTCGGTGACCTATTTGAAATTGTAGCAAATCCTAATCAATTATTCATATCAACTGCAACAGTAAATAATGTGCAAATAGTAGCTAACCTAACAGATCAAAACATGAGAACATAAATGACTCAGTATATTAAAAAACTGCCGGCGGCATTTCAAACAGTAACTGAAACGAAATTCTTTGACGCTACACTTGACCAAGTTTTTTCAAAGAAAGATAGTGATTTATTAGCAGGATATTTAGGTCGTAGGACAGCGGGAGATTATAATCCTGTTACCGATTTTTATCTTCCGGAGCCAAGTAAGAATAGAACATGGTGGCAATTAGAAGCAACAGCATATGCACAAGATGCTAGTAGCAATAAAACAAATATTTTCTTCTACGAAGACCTATTAGATAATATTGAATACTATGGCGGTAATGTACTTAATCAGGATAGATTATTTGAATCCGAATATTACAGTTTCGGCCCTCCAATTGATTACGATATGT